TAATAGATTACTCATAAACACAGGCACACAAAAAATAGGTAGTGTTGATTATCCAGAATATAAAGTAGAAACAAATAATTCTATTGTACAATTAGTTTATGTAGATTCTACTAAAGGTTGGCAAGTCACTTTAAGTCAAGCGGCTGGTTCAACACCAAGTAATGCATTAACAGGATTTTCATCTTCATATGATAGTGAAGAGCCTTTTATTTCAGCAACAGGTGGTACGGTAACAGAAACAGGTGATTTTAAAGTTCACACATTTACAGGTGATGGTAATTTTGTAGTATCACAGCTTGGCACTCCTAATACATCAACTACTGTTGATTATCTAGTTATAGCAGGTGGTGGTGCTGGTGGCGGTAGTGGACCTCAAGCTATAACAGGTGGTGGAGGCGCAGGTGGATTTAGAACAAACTTTCCACAACCTTCTACAGGCGGCCAACCAGTTTCAGCACAAACATATCCAATAACTGTAGGAGCTGGGGCAAATGGAGTAAGAACCCCCTCATCAACAGCCGCTAATGGATCAAATTCAGTTTTTAGTACAATAACATCTGCCGGAGGTGGTGGCGGAGGTGCAAGTCCTTCAGCAGGTGCTAATGGAGGTTCAGGTGGTGGTTCTTTTGGAAGTGGCGGATCAGGTAATACTCCTCCAGTTTCTCCTCCTCAAGGTAATAATGGAGGGTCAGGTCACGATGGTGGTCCTATATCTTTTTTATCAGCTGGTGGTGGAGGAGGTGCTGGAGCAGTTGGACAAAGTCCAGGAGCTCCAGGAGCTACTTCAGGAGATGGTGGTGCTGGTACAGCTTCTTCAATCACAGGTTCATCTGTAACAAGAGCAGGCGGAGGTGGTGGATCAGTTGACAATGGTAGATCAGCACCTGCGGCTGGAGCAGGAGGTTCAGGAGGTGGAGGTGCTGGAGGAGCTAATGCTAATGGTGTTGCCGGAACAGTTAACACAGGTGGAGGAGGTGGCGGAGGTTGTGCTGCTGCTCCAGCAGGTGCTGGTGGAAGTGGTGGCAAAGGGGTAGTTATAATAAGATATAAATTCCAAGCATAATTTTAGATAAATAGTAAGAGAGAATTAATATGGCATTAACAAAAGTTCAAAATACTGGTATAGCTGATGACGCTGTAACAACGGATAAGATAGAAAATACAACAGTTGTGGCGGCTGACTTAGCGACAGGTTCAGTTTCAGCTGATAAATTAGCCTCAACTTTAGATTTATCTAGTAAAACAGTTACACTTAAAAATAACGAAATTTCAAATGGCGAATTAGCAAATTCAGCAATTACATTAAATGGTTCATCTATTGCTCTAGGTGCATCAGGCACAGCAAAACATATTGATTGGCAAGCCGTTACGGTTGCTGATGGTTCTACAACTTTAGCCGCAGCTGCTGGTAAAGGATATTTTTTAGATACTAATTCAGGTGTTATTGAAGTATTTTTACCAAGTTCACCTAGTAGAGGTGACACAATTATATTATCAGATTACGCCGGAACATTTGCCACAAATAAAATTATTATTAATACAGGCGGTAAATTAATTGATAGTACAGTAGGTCCTGACTTTAAAGTTGAGACAGATAACGCTGTTGTTGAATTAGTTTTTGTTGACGCCAACAAAGGTTGGTTAGTAAAATTAAATCAAGCACAAGGTACAATTGATACAGAAACTTACGCTTCTTATGTAACTGCTACAGGTGGTACTGTGACAACTTCAGGTAATTTTAAAATTCACACTTTTACAGGTGACAGTAATTTTGTTGTTTCTTCGGAGGGTAACGCTGCCGGTTCAAATGCAGTTTCTTATATGGTTGTTGCTGGTGGTGGAGGATCAAACAGAGATAGAGGTGGTGCTGGAGGTGCTGGCGGTTTTAGAGAGGGTAAAGATTCTGGAGATAGTTATTCTACTTCTCCTTTAAAAGCTCCAGCAGGTTTATCTGTTTCAGCAACAACTTATCCAGTAACAGTTGGCGGTGGTGGTGCTGCTCAATGTACTGTTCCTTCTGCTAGTAATTCTGGATCAAATTCAGTTTTTAGTACAATAACATCAACAGGTGGTGGCGGAGGTGGAAGAAGTCCAAACGCAGCTCAAGCTGGTGGATCAGGTGGTGGCGGTGGAGGAAATAATGGCGCTGCCGGTAATACCCCTCCTGTAAGTCCAGCACAAGGAACAGCTGGTGGTAATGGTTCAGCATTTTCTCCTCCAGTGGGAAATGGCGGTGGCGGTGGTGCTACTCAAGCAGGATCCAATGGTACTTCAAGCGGTGGTGGTGATGGTGGTGACGGCGCTCAAACATCAATTAATGCTACAGCAACTTATTACGCTGGTGGCGGCGGTGGTGGCCACGATGGAGGTACAAAAGGTTGTGGTGGCCAAGGTGGTGGAGGAAACGGTGCCAACGGTCCTTATCCAGGGAGTTCGGTAGCGGCACAAGACGGCACAGCAAACACAGGTGGTGGTGCAGGTAGTTCAAATGGTGGTGGTGCTTCCGTTGCTGCTAAATCTGGTGGTAAAGGTGTTGTTGTTATAAGATACAAGTATCAAAACTAATTTTTAATTAGTCACTAAATAATATTATGAAAGTCATTGATAATTTTTTAGAACAAGACAAATTTAACTTTTTCAAAAAAGAAATAACAAGCGAATATTTCCCTTGGTATTTTAATAATCAAAAAGTAGAAAACGACAATCACCTAGACAATTTCCAATTTGTAAATATCTTTAAAGATGGTAATAGTGCTTTACCTTTACTTGATATATTTAAGAAAAAATTAAATATTAATAGTTTTATTAGAGCTAAATTAAATTGTACAACTAGAACAAGTGAGATATTTGAATTTAAATTACATAACGATTTAGATAAAGATTGTAAAATTTCAATATTCTACATCAACTCAAATAACGGATATACTCAATTTCAAACTGGTGAGAAAGTCGAATCAGTAGAAAATAGACTAGTCACTTTTGACAATAAAATCAAACATTTTGGTACAACATCTACAAATAGTCAGACCAGAATAGTTTTGAATATGTGTTATTAATATTATAAATATACACAGGAGAGACCAATGGCAGTTACACAAAAAACAGCAGTTAATTTTTCAATTGACCAAGGAGCAGATTTTAGTAAAGAATTTACTGTAACAACAGACGGTTCTACGGCCTATGATATTTCTGGTCTAACTCTACAATCTCAAATGAGAAAGTCTTATGACTCTTCTTCAGCAACTGCTACATTTACAGCTTCAGTTGTAACAGGTTCAAGTGGTATTTACAAACTAGTATTATCAAATTCAACAACAGCTGGTATTACAGCAGGCCGATATGTTTATGATGTAGAATTAATATTATCAGATTCTACAATAGAAAAAGTACAATACGGTATTGTAACAGTTAATCCTGAGGCCACTAAAGTATAATGAATGAATTATCAGAATTTTTTAAAACCGTTTCTATTGAAAAAGGTAGGCTTGCCGAAGAAAGAAAAAGATTTGAACCAAGAGTTGAAATCAAAGAAACCGATTTATCAGACTTTTTTGGCACGATTAAAACCGGACAACAAAATCAAATAATTTTAGCACAAAGAGACGGCACTAAATTAGACGCCTTACAAACTTTTTTTGGCAGACTTCAAACTTTTGAAGATAATCTACAAGAACAAATTGAGAGACAGAAACCAGGAACAACAAAAGATGGTTTTGATCCTGATGAAGTTGCTTATGATATAGAAACTTCAATAGAAGAAAAAGAAAAAACAGAGAGTGAAAAGAAACAAGAAGAATTAGAACCAATCGTAGAAGTAAAAGAAAGATTCCCTACTGCTGAAGAAAAATGGCCTAGAGCAGGAGAAGTAATTAAAGAAGTAGAAATCAAACCGGTAAACTACTTTAATATTAATAAAAGACCTGAGCCAAAAGTTGAAGAAACAGATGTTAATTCACTAGCACAGGCAATGTCAGGTCTTATTAAAAAACCTGATAATTTAAATGAACAACCACAATTAGGTGATTTAGAAAAATTACAACTAGAGTTTAAACATTTTAGAAAACTAGTTACAATGCAAATGGCCTCAATCGGTGGTGGTGGTGAAGTAAGACTTTTGAATTTAGATGACGTTGATACAAGCTCACTTGGTAATGGTAAATTTTTAACATATAATGCTACAACAAAAAAATTAGAATTTACAGATCAAGTGGACGGTAATTAATGGCATTAAAGATAAAATTAAAAAGATTTACAGATGTTTCAGGTGACCCTAGTACAAGTGATTTAGAGGTCGGCGAAGTAGGTATTAATCCGATACAAAAGAAAATATTTGTTAATAATGCTGGCACAATAGTAGCATTAGGATCAGCTGACTTTTCAGCCGTTGACCAAGATATAATACCTGATGGTAATGGTACAAGAAATTTAGGTAGTTCTTCAAAAAGATTTGGAGAGTTATTTTTATTAGGACAAACGATTGACTTAGGAGGTGCCATATTAGATTCAGATGGTAGTGGTCAAGTATCAATTTCAGCAACAGGTGTTACTTTGCCTGCTGGTTCAAAAGCAGGTGATAACAAACTAGCAGTTTCCGTAACAGGATCGGGTGGTATTGAACAATCCGCTCAAGTCATTAACTTTTTTTCAGCAGCTGGTGGTTTAAGCTCAGCAAATGCTCAGTTTAACTTTAATGCTACGGTTGATGAAAAGTTTGTATTTACAGGTACAAAGTCATTTACACTATCAAATGGTAATGCTTTATCTGATAGTAATATTACACTATTTCAGTTTTAATAAATAAGTAAGAGAGAGAATTATGGCAAATAAAACACCAATACGAGCAGTCTTTAATGATAGTAACGTTGCTACAGGTTTAGCAGAGTTTCAATCAGGCGATACTATTGCTCTAACACACGGTGGTTTAGGAGCCGCCCTATCTATTGGTTCTGCCGGCCAGGTTTTAAAAGTAAACTCTGGTGCCTCTGCTTTAGAATTTGGTTTTGTTGAAGCTGTTGTTAATATAGATAACGCTACAAATTTAACTGCTGCTACTTTAGCTTCTAGTGATTTATTTTTAGTTTCAGATGGTGGCACAGAGGGTAGAGCAACATTAGCTCAAATACAGGCTGCTATCAAAGATACAACTGCCACACTTACAAACAAAACTATAAGTGGTTCATCTAACACACTTTCAAATATAGGTAATTCATCACTTTCAAACTCAACAGTTACCGTAGGTTCTACATCAATTAATTTAGGTGCTAGTTCTACAACTTTAGCAGGATTAACTAGTGTTACTTCAGGCACGGTAAATATTGCTGATAGACATATTAAAACAACTGATAGTACAAATTTAGTTTTAAACGAGGCAATAGATATTTCTAGTGCTGGTGCTATCACAGCAGGCTCAATAAATTTATCAGGTAACGCTGTAATCTCTGGTAATTTAACGGTGTCTGGATCAACAACAAGTGTTGATACAACCAACTCTACAATAAGTGATAAACTAATAGAATTAGCAACAGGCACATCTGGTACACCATCAGGCGATTCAGGTATTATTATTGAAAGAGGTAGTTCAAATAATGCTTTTATAGGTTTTGATGAAAGCGCTGATAAGTTTATTGTTGGTACAGGTTCATTTACAGGATCAACAACTGGCGACTTAACAATATCTACTGGAACACTAGTAGCAAATTTACAAGGTAATGTAACAGGTGCTGTTACAGGAAATGCCGACACAGCAACAGCATTAGCTACTGCTAGAACAATAGCAGGGCAATCATTTGACGGATCAGGTAATATTACAATTGCTTCAACAGATTTATCTAACACATCTGCCATAGCATTATTAACTTCTAGTCAAGCATTAACAAATAAAACGATTTCAGGATCAAATAATACTTTATCTAATATAGGAAATACATCATTATCAAACTCAACCGTAACAATTGCTGACGATAGTTCAACTGCCGTTAGTGTGCCGTTGGGTGGTGGATTTACACTTTTAGGTGGTTCAGGTATAACAACTTCTTTAAATGGAAGTGAAATGACAATTGCTACAGACGGAGCTGTTGTGACTGAAACATCTAGCGATACATTAACTAATAAAACAATAGCATTTGGTAACAATACCGTTTCAGGTACATTAGCACAATTTCAAACAGCTGTTACGGATGCTACTTTAGTTGATTTAGACGACTCACAAACACTTACTAACAAAGCTATTGATAGTGATAATAATACAATTACTAACATAGTAAATGCTGATATTAAATCATCAGCTGCCATAGCTTTTAGTAAAATGGCAAATCTAACCACAGGCAGAGCATTAGTATCTGACGGAAGCGGTGATGTATCTATTAGTGATGTTACTTCTACGGAAATTGGTTTCCTAGATGGTGTTTCTTCAGCAATTCAAACACAATTAGACACTAAAGCGGCTAAATCTTTTGCGATAGCTCAAGCGGTAGCACTTGGATAAATTATTATAAATATACCTGAAAACTAAAGGGATTTAATAATGGCAACACCAGCAAGCAGAGCTAACTTAAAAGAATACGCTTTAAGAGCACTCGGAAAACCAGTTATAGAAATAAACGTAGATGACGACCAGTTAGAAGATAGACTGGACGAGGCGCTACAATACTATGCTCAATATCATTATGATGGTATTAAACGAACATATTTAAAGTATCTATACACACAGGAAGATAAAGACAGAATTACAAGTAATTCTAGTGAGTCTATTACAAAAAATTCAATATCTACTACTTGGTCAGAGGGTAATAATTTTATAGTTGTTCCTGAATCAGTAGTTTCAGTTATTAACATTTTTCCTTTTTCAAATAAAGGTAATTTAAATTTATTTGATGTCAGATACCAATTAAGATTAAATGACCTTTATGATTTTTCATCTACAAGTATTATAAACTATGATGTTGTTTTAAGACATTTAGATTTTTTAGATCACGTATTAGTCGGTGAAAAACCATTAAGATTTAATCAACACGATAATAGATTACATATTGATATGGATTGGGAAAATGATTTAGCTGTAGGCGAATATCTAGTAATAGAAGCTTACAGAAAATTAGACCCCGAAATATATACAGATGTTTATAATGATATTTTTTTAAAAAGATATGTAACATCTTTATTTAAAAAACAATGGGGAGCTAACTTATCTAAATTTAATGGAGTTACAATGATAGGTGGTGTCTCACTTAATGGCCAACAAATCTATACAGAAGCTTTAAGCGATATAGAAAAACTTGAAGCTGAAATGAGAACAACTTACGAATTAAATCCAGCAATAATGATAGGATAATACCTTATGCCAGTAAATCATTATTTTCAAGGTGGCAAGGGTATTGGGTCAGAGGCTGAAAAAAGACTTTACGAAAATTTAATTATTGAGGGTCTTAAAATTTACGGCCAAGACGTTTACTATTTACCACGAACACTTGTCAATAGAGACCTAATATTAGGTGAAGATGTAGCAAGCAAATTTAATGCTGCTTATCTGGCCGAAATGTATATGGAAACTACGGAGGGTTTTGCTGGTCAACAAGAAATTATAAACAAATTTGGATTAGAAATTAGAGAAGACACTACATTTATGGTGTCTAAAAGAAGATGGTTGGATTTAGTTGATGATCCTGCTACTATGATTGTATCAGGTAGACCAAATGAGGGCGATATAATTTATATGCCTTTAATGAATAGTTTTTTTGAAATACAATTTGTTGAAGACCAAGAGCCATTTTTCCAATTAGGCCAATTACCAGTTTACAAATTAAGATGTACTAGATTTGAATATTCAAGTGAAAGACTTGATACAGGCGTTGCTGATATTGACAAAGCTGAAGATAAGTATTCATTAGATCAACTTGCTCATCAAATGAGTTTAGAAAATGAAGATGGTGCTTTAATGTTAGAGGCAGATGGTCCTGATAGTTCATCTAATTATCTATTAATGGAAACTTATAATTTACAAACTCAATCGCCTTATGCTGATAATAATGATTTAGATACAGCGGCTGGCTTTGATACATCATCAACAGCAGATGACATATTAGATTTTACTGAACGTAACCCATTTGGAGAGGTTGACTTTTAATGTTTGGACAATATTTTTATAACGAAAGTATGAGAAGAATGACCATAGGCTTTGGTCAAATTTTTAACAATATACAGATTAAAAGAAAAGATGACACAGGAAAAGTTATTCAAACTATTCGTGTGCCCTTAGCATATGGGCCAAAAGAAAAGTTTTTAGTAAGACTAGATCAACAAGCTAGTTTAGATAATAGAGAGTTTGCTATCACTTTACCTCGTATGGGTTTTGAGATAAATGGTATAGCTTATGACCCT